CTTGAACAAACTGTTAAACTTCATCAAGCTTCTTCACACGTTTATCTAAAAGGTAAAGTAACCGATCATCATTTTATAAAGATTTATAAAAAAGCAGCCAATGGTACACAATTTCCAGTAGCATGGGCGATGTTTTATCCTAATCAACCAGATTCAAATAAACTATGGAAGACAGGTACTTATCCATTAGAGTTTAATGTAGATGTAATTGAGACTGAAAATAAAGAAGGTATGTTTAACAGATATGTTGAACTTAATATTGAAAATAACCAAATGAAAGAAACCAAAGGTTATAAATATCCATTAAAAATAACCAAATTGGATTGGGCTAAAAGCGAAAAGAACGATAAGAGTTTTTATTTATGGAATCCTAGATTGGGTATTGGTGGTTTAGCTACTAATGATTTTGCGGCTCCAAAATTAGATATAAGTTTATCATCATATGGAAAAACCAAAAGAGACATGGATTGGAGATTTATAACTTTAGGAGTTGGATATTCCAATTATGAGAGTGATAATAAAGATTTTATTTTTGAATTTTCTCCCGCACAATGGAATTTCGGTAATGTGGTTCCGCTAATAGAAAATGCTTTCATAGGTCCGTCTATTGGTTGGGTTATTCCAGGCAACACATCTTTCGGTTTTTCAATATCTGTACCATTTTAATAAAGGAGAATAATAATGGCGACTAGTTATTTAGAAGATCAAAGTAAATATAGAGCTAATCAATGGGCTACTACTTGGTCTGGTGTACCACCAAAAATAGAAGATAAAATTGGAAGACCGGATTATGTAAAAGTTAAAGTAGCTACGGAATTTGGTACAGAATATGGTGGAACTGTTTCTGGTACCGAAGGCACAATTTTAGTATAAGGAGAATTGTATGAAGGAAGACGTAATTAAAAACATAACCTCCTCATTACAGGAAAAATATCCAGAGGTGGGAATAAGGAAAATAGAAGTGGCTGAGGATGGTACATCTTCTTTTTATCTAGATCCAACTAAACAAACGTTGGCTTTTCTTGATCAAGGCAAGGCTGTTGTTCCACATTTATTCAGAGAATCTGCTGCAACAATTACGAGAGATGCTATTGATAGATCTACTTTAGATTTAGTTCAAAAAGACCCATATGAAGATACAGCACAGAATTTATTTAAAAGAGCTGATAGATATTATTATACTGATCCATTGGTGGGTACAGTTGTGAATTTATTGGCTACTTTATCTGCAAAAGGATTTGAAAACGATATAGATGATGCTAATATCAAACAGTTTTATGATGCTTGGGCTTTTGACGTTAATTTAATTGAAATATTAGAATGGATTTTTTTAGATTTTTTTAAGATAGGTCATGTTATCACATATAAAGTTCTTGCTAAATATGAACCAAGAGTATCATATCTATCACCTATTCCAGGTAAGAAATTAAAGAAACCTACTAGTAAATCCAAGGCTACAGGAAAAAGATTGAAAGAATCAGCGGAGAAAGAAATAGAAGAAATTTTACAAGCTTTTAAAGAAGAAGCAAAAAAACTTGGAAAAACCGATGAAGAAATAATAGAACTTGAAAAAGCCGCTAAAAAAAACATATGGTCAAAAGGACATTTACCAGTCGCGTATACGGTTTTAAATCCACAATTAATTAATGTTACTGGCAATTTATTATTTGATAAAACATCAACAACTTTAAGGCCACCTCCAGAATTAACTACGTTATTAAAAAAACCAACCGTTGAACAAACTGAAGAAGAACGTATTCTTATAAAAGCATTGCCTAGTGATTTAAAAGCAGCAGCTAAAAGCGGTGGGGAATATCCATTAGATTCACGTTTAGTTGGCAGTATTACATATAGAAAACAGCCGTATGAAAGATATGCTAAACCTAGATCTACACGTGTGTTTGATAGTTTGGATTATAAAAAATCTTTGAGACAAGCTGATTTAAGCACTTTAGATGGTATATCTAATTATATTCTTAAAGTAACAATTGGCTCTGATGAATATCCTGTTACTACTCAAGCAGAATTAGAAGCTGTTGCTCAATTATTTAACACACCGAGTAAATCATTTGATGTAATATGGAATCATACATTAAGTATAGAAAAAATAGTATCTCCAGAAATTGAAGCTGTATTAGGACAGGAAAAATATGCACAAGTTAATGATGATATATCTGGTGGTTTGGCTATATCTAGAGCTTTGATAGATGGTATATCCGATTTAAATGTTGCAGAAGCTGGATTGGTTATTAAAGGACTTATGGAAGAGATAAATTATGCGCGAAGACAAGTTACTAGGTGGATATATAGGGAATACCAACAAATAGCTGAAGCTGTTGGTTTTGATAGTTTTCCAAAAGTTAGATGGGATGAAGGTGTATTACAAGATTTAGTATTGTATATGAATACACTATCACAACTTGTTGATAGGCGTATGTTGAGTTACAGAACTGCTCTTGAGGCTTTAGGTTTTGATTTTCCGAACGAAAAGAAAAATATGGAAGAAGAATTTCCTATTGTTCAAGATGGTTTATTTGGTATTATTGGATCTCCTTGGCAACAGGCAAAAAGTCCCTTTGGCGACGGAGGTGGAGGAGCTATTCAACCAACACAAAAAGCACCAACTGGTACGCCATCATCTGGCAGGCCAAAAGGACAGCCTGCCAAGAAGAAAACACCTGAACCTATTCCAACAGCGAAAACACCTAAACCAAAAAAAGCAACTTCTGGTGAAACTATAAGCAATGTAGTTAAAGATATGAGTGAAGAAGAATTTTTAGATTTTAAACATGAATTAGAAAAATTAAGATTACACAAATAAACTAACCGTATAATAATAAAAGATAAATATAAAGAAGAAAGAATTAGTTATGTAAGGAGGATTTAAAGTGGAAAAGATAGATCATATTTATTTAAAAGCTGATATTCAATTACATGAAGAAACAGATGAATTAAAAGAGGCGGCTTCTATTATAGAGTTGCCCAAAGAAGAAGAAAAACAAATTGATCTACAATATTTTTCAGCTGTATTTGTGTCATCCGGAGCAAACTTAAACCACGCATATTTTCTTCCGTCAGAATTGGTAAAGGCCGAGGGTACTATTATAAACAAAGCTATGGATGTTGAGCATAAGGAAGAGGAAATAGTTGGTCATATTTATAAAAGAATTTTTATGGATAAAAAAGGAGATGAAATTTCTCTTGACGAGCTCGCTTCTACTGAAGAAGCTATGTTAGATAAGAGAGAAGTTCATATTGCTATAGCTGGAATCGTTTATAAAAATCGTTTTCCAGATTTAGCAGAAGAAATTGCTACTGGAAAATGGTGTGTTAGTATGGAAGCTTATTTTAAAACATTTGATGTAAAAGTGGGTGATTTAATTATAAGCCGTAAAGAAGCAGAGGCTTTAGGTATAGCAAATGATAATACTATATTTGGAAGATTTGCTAAAGTACTAAAAGCTGGAGTGGAATTAGCCGTAGGTAAAATCGATAGAGTATTACGTGATATTACATTTTCTGGTTGTGGTTTTGTAAAGAAACCCGCCAACCCACCATCAGTGGTGTTAGAAACAGCCGCAGATAAAGGAGTGAATATGGAAAATAAGGACGATATTTTAATTATAGATTATGATAAAATATCAAATAAAGAAGAAAATAATAATGTAACCTCTAATGTTACAGATACGTCTAATTTAGAAGAGGGGGAATTACAATATAATGACACAATTGGGATTTGTGTGAGTTATAAGAAAGAAATTTATGGTAATACGTTCAAAGATGGAAGAAGTAAAATTTTACATAAAGATTGGTGTACTTTATATAATAGAGAATGTACTTCTTTTTCTAGAGATACCACCGATCCTAAATGTTTGAGAAACCAGGTGGCCAAAGCGGCAGCTAGTATTGCCGAAGAGTTTCTCAAAGAAAAGGCTGAAAAAGATAAAAGAAAGGAATTGTTGAAGGATTTACAAAAATTGCTTTAAAAGCTGATTGATACGAGTCAGTGAAAACAATAATCGTGAATAAAGGAGGATTAAGTTTATGCCACAATTAGGAAAAGCCCAAACAGGGCTGTTGAAAAGTACCCCAAAATTAACTAGAATTAATGGTGATGATAATTTAAAAGTTATTTGGAGAAATATGGGTAATAATCATGCATATCCATTTTTCTGGGGTGACAGTTTTACTGTAGCATCCGGTGTTACAGAGATTACACTTGCTAGTGGTGTTAAATTTCATGGTTTTGATTTAGCTACATATGGTAATGTTACAGTTACACCGTGTTGGAATGCTGGTGCATATTATATTACCAAAAATACCACAGCTAATACCATTACATTTACATGTGCTAATGCCGGTGCTAATAATGGATCATCTAAGGTAGATGTAAAATTTGCTCTTGGAGAAGATCCTGTAATTGAGGGTATTTATTGCAGTACTTGGAGTAAAGATAATATTAAACAAGATTTACCATAATTAATTAAAGGTTTTTATATCTAGTTTCTAAATATTAATTTAATTATACGTGTATTTTTGTTTTAGGAAAAGGAATTAAATCCAAAATTCCTAATTATATAGGAACATTTCAGGTTGGTATGTCAAAGTATAATTATTTTGTATATTAGAACAAAAATATATAGGAGGTAATGTTTGATGGATGAAAAATTGAGGAAAGATGTCGAGGCTGTAGTGGCTAAGATATTTTCTGAAAAGGAAGATGTTGAGATCCGTAAGCAAACTGAAAATGCTTTAAGTGAAGCAGCGGTTACTATTGATGAGTTGACCACTTCTCTTGAGGCGAATAATGCCGAAGTTACGGAAACAAACGAAAAACTTTCTGAAGCTGAAAACACTATCCAAAATCTTGAAACTGAGCTTGAGGCAGCCAGAGAAAAGATCGAGGAAGTTAATACAAGAGCTGAAGAATCGGAAAGTGCCTTGGAAGAAATAAAAAAAGATAGAGCCGCTGAACTCAGAGTAGCCGAACTTAAAGAAGCTGGTGTAATTTCTGATAAAGAGGCTCAGTCATCTAAAGTCAGAGAAATGTCTGACGAAGAATTTACATCTTATAAAGAAGAATTAGTTTCTATTAGAGAAGCCATTATTGCTGAACTTTCTAAACCTAAACCAGAACCTGGGAATGAAGAAACATTAGAAGAGGAAGAGGTCGCTGAAGAAGAAGAAACTGAAACATTAGAAGAGGAAGAGGTCGCTGAAGAAGAAGAAACTGAAACTGCAGAAGAAGAAGAGGAAAAAGAAGTTCCTCCAGCCGAAGTAGATCCTGGACAAGCTGTTTCAGCGGCACTTAATTTTGAAATTTTTCCTTCAGATGATATGAAATCTAAATATCAGAATATGGGAAAAGCAATGGCTAATTTAATGACTAAGAAAAAGAATGATTAAGGAGGAAAACGGATATGTTTATACCTAGACATCCTGTTGTAGAAAATCAATTCTGTAGTTTTGCAGCCCAGACCGGCGACGATACTGGTGTCGGTGGCGTACTTTGTTATGCAGGCGCAGTTTTGTATTTGGATAATAGTGCAACTAATCAAGAAGCTATTGTAAAGGCTTATGGTGCTTTTTCTACCGAGCCAACTGACGCAGAAGAGAGAATTGCTTTTGGATTCTCAATGCAGAAAGTTAAAACTGGATATCATCAAGTACATCCAGCAGGTATTGTGATGCCTGGTGATCTTGGTTCTAGTGATGTTATTGCTCAACCTTCATATAGTAGTGGAGCTATTAATGGTACTAAAGAAGCTCCTGTTGGTGTTGCTCACTTAGGTATTTGGGACACTGTGCATTATACTACAGGATTTACTGGTAGTAAAGCATCTGGTACAGCAGTTTGCGTTGCTATTAATCCTGGTGATAATTTTAGAGTTGCTGCTACTATGAATTCTATGATTACTACTAGTGCAGTTGCTGCTGGTGATGATACTATTGATGGTCAGTATCTTCCTAATGTTACACCTACAGCTTTAGCACGTTGTGTTAAAGGCGCTTCTGCTGCTAAGGTTAGTGCTAATGTAAATAATACTACACTTTATCCAATTAGAATTAAACTTTTGATATAATATAAATAAATTTATAATCGGATTAAGGCACAAATAGTGCTTCCGAAACTAACGATAATGAGGAGGAGTTGTTATTATGGATAGACAAGAAATGATGGATCTTTTTAGAGCTACTGCTGAGATTCAGACACAGGAAGGGCTTGCTGCTTATAGAGCTTTTGCCGCAGCTTTAACAACTCCAATTCTGCAGAAAATTGAATTGGAATCAATCATGCGTCAATTATTTGCGGTTGAGAGACTTGCGCCTGGCGCGCAAGCTGTATATCCAATTGCAGAAGATTTTGAAATTCCAGTTTGGGTATTACCTGGGTTAGGATACGTTGCCCAGAATTTCATCGAGGGGATCGGGGAAGAAGTATATGTCCCAACATTTACCATCGATGCATCTGCGGATTGGAAGATTACTTATGCTAGAGATTCACGTATTGATATACCACAGAGAGCTGCAGCTAGAGCAGCTAAGGATTTAGCCAATTATGAAGAAGAGTAAAAATACATGCTCCTTAGTATAGTAATATACTAAGCAAACCACGAATATGCTGGAACATCTTGTTAAGCTATAAGTACTAGTCATTAGACAGTAAAAATCTTATAGATAGAGAAAATCAGCAGAAATGGAGAATTTATGATAGTAGATAAAGATACATTAGAAAATACATATAATGGTAATATATTTGAAACAGCAGTTTTATTAAGAGAATCGGTACAAACTATTATGGCGTCATTAAAAAAACATAAAATAGAATTTGAAAAACCTAAGCATATATATGGGAGTTTAAAGCGAACAGATTTTTCGGACTTTCAGAAAAGTTTGTTAATAGGTTCCATACTTGGCGATGCCCATCTTGAAAAAAGAGGTCACTTGAAGAATGCTTCATTTAGGGAAGAACATTCACTGGATCAAGTTGGATGGTTGAAATGGAAACACAGAAATTTAAAACCTTTTACTACTGCTAATATGTGGAATAGAGACAGAGGAAAAAAAGCTTTAATGCCGGATGGCAAAGGTGGAAAGAGATATTATAACATACAAAATGTATGCGCAATGTCTACCGGAACTCACCCATATATAACTAAATTACATAATTTATTTTATAAAAATAGAGTAAAGGTTTTGCCAAAAAAATTCATAGAAGAAAACTTTGATCTGACGTCATTGGCGGTTTTAATAGGAGATGATGGTAATTTTTGTGAAAATAGCATTAGAATATGTACTGATAATTTTACCAAAGATGAAGTTTATTTTTTAGCTGATATATGTTCTAAGTTTTTTGATAGTAGAATAACAGTTAGAGAAGAAAAAAAGGATAAGTATAGAATAGTGTTTACTGAAATAATCAAAGATTTGTGTTTTTTTGACAGATTAAAAGACATATTACCAAAATGTATACATCATAAAGTTTCTCCAGTTCTCAACGAACACCAAGTGGCTACTCACTGAGTAGATGGTATGTTCTGGACTATATGGAGACATATAGAGCCAAAAAGAAATTTTTGGCCGCCTGAATATAATTTCAGGTCATAAAAGTAACAGAATGGTGGTTGGCGAGTTATTATGCCGGCGGCAACGTCAGCATTTTCAGGTAAAGGCTTATTAGGATCAAGACCTGCTCCTATTTATGAGATTAACCCTGCTTCTACAGGAGCTGGGTATCTTTCTAAAGAACTTATCAATAAAATGATAGTTGGGTTCAAGAGAACTGGTAGAACACTTACAGATCTTTATGTATCTCCTGAAGATGCTGCTGATATTCGTGAATGGACGGATACAGATATTGATCCTGTAACTAGAAGAGAGATATTCCAAGCTGCTGGTATGGGTATGATTTGGAATGTAAGCCTCCATGAAGTACAACATCTTGGAGCTACTGGTATGTACAATATTAATGGTAGTACTTCATCTTATGGTAAGTTCCTTGCTGATGGTAGTAAATATTATAATAATTATTTACTGGATAATCCTAATGTCACATCTGCTGATGGAACTATTGATACTTTAGGAGAAACACAGATTCTTGGGTTTGATTTGAGTGTTAATGATTCTTTAGTTATGCCAATTAGAAAAGATTATGAAGCTCATGATGATCCTACACTGCTTAGAATACAAAAACAAGGCTTTTTCGGTTGGGCTGAATTAGGTTTTGCTTGTTTAGATAGTAGAATGTTAGGACTTGGTGTAATTGATAGAAGCTTATAAAATAAATTGATCCCACGTCATTAATAATGGCGTGGGATAGATTTAAGGCAAACATATGTTGAAAATATTAGTATCTTTAATAGTAATTTTGTCTTTAGTTATATTCACAGAAGCTTTAACGGAATTAATAACTAAGTCTGAATTATTTAGTCCAATTAGAAAGTTCTTTTTTGATAGAAGGAAAACTAGACTTTGTAATTTTATACACGAGCTATTTGATTGTGGTTATTGTGTATCTGTATGGGTTGGGTTATTTTCTGCATATATTTTTCTTTTTGTAAATAATGTAATATTTAATGTGTTTTTTATGGGAATAATTTTTCAT